AACAGGCATTCAACAACTTGACTACTACGATCTGTTTCAGAAGTTTGGATATTCGTATGGCGCACAAGAGTCATATAAGCTAGATCATATTGCTTACGTGGTCTTAGGTGAACGTAAACTATCTTATGAAGAACATGGTAATCTTTATACATTATACAAAGAAGATCATCAGAAGTTCATTGACTATAACATTCGTGACGTTGAACTGATTGAACGCATAGAAGAAAAGATGGGGCTTATCACTCTTGCTATGACTATGGCATATAAGGGTGGAGTGAACTACAGCGACACCTTTGGCACAACTGCGATATGGGACTCCATCATCTATAGAGAACTGAATAACAAAAATATTATTGTTCCACCAAATAAACATAAAACAAAATCGTCATATCCTGGCGGCTATGTAAAAGAGCCGTATGTTGGTGCGCATGATTGGGTTGTGTCTTTTGACTTGAACTCACTATATCCTAACTTGATCGTTCAGTATAATATGTCACCAGAAACTCTTTGCACAGAGTATACATTCCCTTCAGGCGTTGATCAGTACTTATTGCATTCAACTTCAATCAATGAGAACGTATCCGTTGCAGCAAATGGATCTTGTTACTATAAAGATCAGCAAGGTATTCTACCAAAGATTATTGAAAGCTATTATGAAGAACGTAAAGCGGTCAAAAAGCAAATGCTTGTTGCACAACAAGAGTATGAGAAACAAAAAACTGTCGAGTTAGAGAGGCAGATCAATCAACTCGAAAACAGACAAATGGCAATCAAAATCCTTTTGAACTCTTTGTATGGTGCGCTAGGTAATCAATACTTTAGATACTTTGATATGCGTATTGCAGAAGGTATTACCTTGTCAGGGCAGTTATCTATTCGATGGGCAGAAAATGCGATCAACAAAGAGATGAACAAAATACTAAAAACAAGTGGAGTAGATTATGTACTGGCTATTGATACCGACTCTCTTTATATTAATTTCGGTCCTTTTATTGATAAGCTGAAACCTAAAGATCCTGTCAAGGCTCTTGATAAGATTTGTGGTGAGCACTTCGAAAAAATCTTGGAGAAAGCTTACGCAGAGTTGTTTGAGAAAATGAATGCGTACAAACCTCGTATGGTTATGGCACGTGAAGCCATAGCAGATCGTGGTATTTGGACTGCGAAGAAGCGTTACATTTTAAACGTACACAACAATGAAGGTGTACAATACGCAGAACCTAAACTTAAAATGATGGGTATCGAAGCTATCAAATCTTCAACACCTGAGATTGTACGTAACAGGTTCAAAGAAATCTTTAAGGTTATCATCGAAGGTACAGAGAAAGATACTCAAGAGTTTATCGCTAACTTCAAGAAAGAGTTTCGTCAACTTCCACCTGAGGACATATCTTTTCCAAGGGGTGTAAGCGACATAGATAAATGGAAAGACAAGAAAGAAGTTTATTCTAAAGGTACGCCTATCCATGTGCGAGGCTCTTTACTTTACAACAAATATGTTAAGGATAATAGCTTAGATAAAAAGTATGAGCTAATCAAAAACGGTGAGAAAATCAAGTTCGTTTACTTGCGCAAACAAAACCCTAGCAAAGAGAACATTGTTTCTTTTCCTGCGATCTTGCCTAAAGAATTTAACTTGCACAACTACATTGATTATGATACAATGTTCGAGAAATCCTTTATAGAGCCTCTAAAGTTTATTTTAGATGCTATCGACTGGTCGGTTGAACCGAAAGCAACATTGGAAGACTTTTTTGCGTAATGTATTCTGTTACTATATTTGAAAATCGTTTTGACAACAAAACTCATCGTCGGCTTGACTTTGACACTTGGACTCATTTCGAAAAGTTTTTGTACAAACTATCTGAGAGATCATTGGAAGGAAAGAAAGATGCGGAACTTATATCACCAGCTACTTATTTACCTGACACAACTAGAGCAAACAAGAATGTGGTTGATTGGGGAAGTTGGTGTGCTGTCGATGTTGATGATCATGAATTTAAGGGCGACTTAGAGAATGAGTTATTTAAGCGGTTCGGACATTACAATTATATTTGTTACTCTACTGCTAGCAGTGTTCGTGAACTACCGAAGTTCCGTTTGGTATTCCCAGTTACGGACAGAGTTGAGGCGGCTAGAATCAAACATTTCTGGTTCGCGCTACAATCAGAGTTGGGTGATTTGGGAGATAAACAGACTAAAGATCTCTCTCGTATGTATTACATTCCTGCAGATTACAGTAATGCTTTTAACTTTATATTCAGTAATCGAAAAGGTGAGTCCATCAACTCCGATGCTTTGATGGCAAAGTGGAAATACAACGACAAACAAAACGCTAAAGATTTCCTAGACAGACTTCCCGATGCATGGAAAGAACAGATCATTGAATATCGTAAAGCCAAGATGGATAACACTTCTTACGTGTGGAATGGCTATCGTGATTGTCCATTCTGGCCTAAACAACTAGCTGCTGAATATATAAACATCAGCGGAACAGGTTGGTATAGACAAATGTATCGTATTATGATCGCCATTGCTGGTAAAGCAATCGACAGAGGATATCCAATAACTGCTAATGAGATTGTTACTATGTGCAGAGAGTTTGATATGGAGACAGGCAACTGGTATGAGAATAGAGCAATGGATACAGAAGCGAACAACGCTTTAGAGTATGCATATAAGAATGGAGTGATACAGTGAACACGCTTTTAGATTTTTTAGACGACTCAGATGAAAGTAAGGTTGGTAACTTTCCTGAAAGAGAATGGGTGAATATGCCTGAGTTTGTTCAAGAAAAGTCAGAACCTTATGCGACTATTATTGTTCGTTTTGAAACTAAAGAGGATCTGAAAGAGTTTGGTGAACTGATTGGACAGAAAGTTAATGTTAAAACAAAAAGTATTTGGCACCCAAAGTTAGAACATGGAAAGAATGCAGGACTACGGTGGGTAGACGATGAGTGATATTACATTATTGAATGGCGATTGCTTAGTAAAACTACAAGAACTTGATGACAACAGTGTGGACAGTATCGTTACTGATCCACCCTATGGCATTGACTTTATGGGTAAGAAGTGGGACTACGATGTTCCATCTGTTGAGATTTGGGAACAGTGTTTTCGTGTTCTAAAGCCTGGTGGATATCTACTAGCATTTGCAGGAACACGAACACAACACCGTATGGCAGTTCGTATTGAGGATGCAGGATTTGAAATCCGTGATATGATTGCGTGGGTATATGGCAGTGGGTTTCCTAAGTCTCATAATATCAGTAAGGCTCTTGATAAGGTTGATGCCACAGATGACGCTAAGAAATGGGACGGTTGGGGAACCGCACTGAAACCCGCACTTGAACCTATTACGGTTGCTAGAAAGCCATTAGAGGAAAAGACTGTTGCCGCTAATGTCTTGAAGTATGGCACAGGTGCTATCAATATTGATGAGAGTCGTATTGGCACTGAACCACCTGCACCAAGAAACGCACCAAAGAAAAAAATGAATGGTGGAAAGTTTCATTCGGGAGCAGAAGCAGAAACCGAAATGAGTCATTATAATCCAACCCAAGGTCGTTTCCCTGCCAATCTTATTCACGATGGTAGTCCAGAAGTTGTCTCGCAGTTTCCTAATACCAAAGCAGGTGGTAGTGTATCTGGAAAAGAACCAAGTCACACAGGTGATGAAAATGCCAACTGTTATGGTGAGTATAACAGAGTTGCGTGGGATAGTTATAATGACACTGGTTCTGTAGCACGTTTCTTTTACTGTGCGAAGACTTCAAAGAAAGACCGCAATGATGGATTAGATGCATTTCAAGCAAAGGCTACAGCATCATCTGAGTTCAGACCAAATCATGCAGAGAAAGCAGAGCAAGGTGAGGACGGTAATCCATATGGTCGTTGGACACCTGAAAAGAATAATCACCCTACTGTAAAGCCTACAGACCTTATGCGTTATCTTGTGACTATGGTAACACCAAAGGGTGGAACTACTCTTGATCCGTTTATGGGTAGTGGTTCAACAGGTCGTGGGGCAAAACTAGGTGGGTTTAACTTTATTGGCATTGAACTTGATCCTGATTATTTTGAGATTGCAAAAGCTAGAATAGATGCTATAATAGAAGAATCAACA